CAGTCTTCCTCTCTCCCCGTAGGTACTGACCGGGGTCGCGCGCGAAAGGTGTTGTGATGGATGCTCGTTCTGGTGCGGTGACGCTTGAGGCTTCGTTTGCGGAGTCGGTGGCTGCTGCTACGCATTTGACTGCGGCTGATGGTGCGGCTGTTGAGGCTGCTCGTGCGTTGGCTCGGAAGATTGATGCGTGGGATGTAATTGTTGACTGGGCGGTTGAGGATGCCGCAGAGTCGGAGTCTCGCCCAAAGGTTCCGCAGAATGACAATGTGTCATTGGCGTCGTTCTTGAAGTTTTGTGATGCGCTCGGGTTGACTCCGGCCGCGCGTAACGCGGTGAAGCCGTCTGCCCCTGTGGAGGTTAAGGATGACCTCAAAGACTTCAAGGCGCGACGCCAAGGGTAGTGAGACACCGCGCCTGTGGACGAAGCCGCTCCGCGAGCTGACGCCCGAGACTTCTCTCGGGTTTGAAGTAATCGAGTTCGCTGAGCTGATCCTGCGGGTGTACTTGTATCCGTGGCAGAAGTGGCTGCTGATCCATGCGCTCGAATTGAACGAGGACGGCAGTTATCGCTTTCGTCGCGTGATCGTGCTTGTTGCTCGGCAGAATGGCAAGTCGTTGCTAGCTGCGGTGCTCGCGGCATGGTGGTTGTTTGTTGACTCCGATCGTCATCCTGATCGCATCCCGCCGGTGAAGTTTCGAATTCTTGGCACAGCACAGAACCTTGATACTGCGCGTGACGTGTGGCTGACGGTGCGCTCATGGTGCGACCCTGACGTTGATCCTGAAGAAGATGTGACGGTGCGGCCGGCGCTACAGCGCGTCGTGCGCAAAGCGTATGACGTGAACGGCAAAGAAGAGATCGTTCTGAAATCGGGTATCAAGTACCTGATTCGTGCAGCGTCTCGAAAGTCGGGCCGCGGCAAGTCGTCACCTCGAGTGCTGATGGATGAGCTTCGTGAGCAGTTGGATTGGTTGGCGTGGGATTCGATCTCGCAGACCACGAAGGCGATGTTCTCTCCTCAGCTGTGGGGATTCTCGAACGCTGGCGATGCGCGCTCGGTGGTGTTGAACCATCAGCGGTCGGTGGCTTTGCCGCTGATCGAGGATTGGGATACTTACGTAGAGTCTGGGCTTGAGACTGTCGAGCAGTTCGCGAATGGTCGCGATATGACGCTCGGCTGGTTCGAGTGGTCTGCGCTTGATGATTGCCCGCTCGATGACATCGGTGGGATCTTGCAAGCCAACCCGTCTATCGGGCACGGTGAGATCACGCTCGAGTCGGTGTTGGCTGATGCGAAAGGCATGCCTGAAGCGTCGTTCCGTACAGAGGTTTTGTGCCAGTGGGTGACCGCTCTTTCAATCCCGTTCATGGATGGTGAAGAGTGGTCGAAACAGTCTGACGGCCCATATGTTGACGAGCATGGTGTGCTGGCTGACTCTGGCTCTAGCGTCGCTGCCGACTCTGAGATGTGCCTAGCGGTAGATACTGCTGGCAATCGTCGCAAGTCGTATGTTGGTGTCGCAGGTTGGCGCGACGATGGCACTGCTCACGTTGAGCTCATAGCGCAGCGAGCCGGCATGCTGTGGGTGGTTGACTACTTGAAGCGGGTTCGTGAGGCGACTGGATGTAATCGGGTGGCGGTGCAGACGCGCGGGTGCCCTGCGTCTGACTTCGTTGAGCCGCTGAAGGTTGCTGGGTTCGAGGTTGTCGAAGTTTCTGGCACGGTCTTGCTGAATACGGCTGGCCGTTTCAAGGATCGTGTTCGTGACGGTCTCGTTTTTCACCGAGACCAGCCCCCGTTGAATATGGCAATGGCGAACGGCACGACGAAGGATCTCTCGGGCATGCCGGTGTGGGATCGCTTCAATTCCCCCGTCGATGTGGCTCCGGCTGTTGTTGTCACTAACGCTCTCTACGGTCTCGAAACCGAGTCTGAGAAGCCGGTACTTGTTTCGGCATACGCGGCTGTTGCTGGCGAGGAAGTAAAGGATTGGTGGTGAGCATGGGGTTCCTTGATGTATTCACGCGGATGCTCGCCAATAAGCAGGTCGGCCAGATTGCCGGCGAGTTCAACGGGCAGGACGTCACTGCGTATTCGTTCATGAGCGCGAGCGATGGTATCGATGGGTCAACGATCGAGCACCTGTGGAAAACTCAGCCTCATCTGCGAACCGTTGTTGGGTTCATTGCTCGGCAAATGTCGCAACTGTCGCTGAAGCTTTATGAGCGCGATGGTGACGATGTGAAGCGGGTGCGCGAAGGTGTAATTGCTGAACTGCTGCAGAAGCCGAACGGTGATGAAACGTTCTCGGAGATGCTCTATGCGCTGGTTGGCGAGTGGGCCCTGTGGGATGACTCCTACCTTGTTCTGATGCCCGACAACACCCTGCGCGTCTTCCCTGCGCATTGGGTGACACCGAAGGAGAAGAACGCTTTTCAGGTTGACGGCTACAAGGTCGTCACTTCGGACAAGAAGACCATTGAGCTCGCCGCAGACAAAGTATTCCGGTTTAAGGGCTGGACGCCATCTTCTCCGCTGAAGGCCACCTCGCCGGTGCACACTCTGAAGCTGATGCTTGAGGAGCAGCATGATGCTCGTACGTTCCGCAAACAGGTGTGGAACCGTGGGGGCAGGTTCGGTGGGTGGCTGTATCGGCCAAAGGATGCCCCCAAGTGGGATGATGCAGCGCGTGGTCGGTTTGACCGCATGTGGCAGGCATTCACTGGCAATACGGGTTCGCGCGCGGGTGACGCTCCACTGCTTGAAGACGGCATGGAGTACCGCACTACCCGTGTCGCGGCAAAAGAAGATCAGTGGCTTGAGTCGGTTCGAGCGTCGCTCGAGATGTGCGCGCAGGTGTACTACATCAACCCGACGATGGTCGGCCTGCTGGATAACGCGAACTTCTCGAACGTGCGCGAGTTCCGGCGTTCACTTTATGGTGATTCGCTCGGCCCGATTGTGAAGAAAATCGAGGATCGGTTCAATAGTTTCGTGCTGCCGGCGCTCGGCGCTCCGTCGAACCAGTACGTCGAGTTCAACGTGGAGGCGAAGCTGCGTGGCTCATTCGAGGAACAGGCGAAGGTTATCTCCACGGCGACTGGTGCCCCATGGCAGACGGTGAATGAAGCGCGTGCGCTATTCAATTTGTCGCCTATTGATGGCGGCGATGAGATGGTTCGCCCTCTGAACGTCCTTTATGGCGGGCAGGCATCTCCTCAGGACGGTGGCGACGGCACGAAAGCCGTCGAGTCGATCGTTCGAGAGTTCGTCACGCGGCAGTCGCAGGCGGTGTGCGCGAAGCGAGATAACGGTGTCACGAATTGGTGGGATCGAGACCGCTGGGATCGAGAACTCGCACAAGATCTCACCAAGGCCGGGATGCAAGAGCACCTGGCCATTTCTTTTGCCCGAAACGTGAACAACAAGGCGTTTGAGCAGTACGCGGCAGGCCGAAGCGTCGTCGCTGACGAAGTATTGGAGGTGGAGTCGTGAAAACGAAATCCATGGTGATCGACGTGAAAGCGCTTGATCTTGAAGAGGGCCAGTTCGAGGGCTACGCCGCAGTGTTTGGCAACAAAGACTCGTACGGTGACGTGATCGTTGCTGGCGCGTTCGCTGACACGCTCGCTGGCGATTTCGCCGCGAATGGTAAGGGCGTGCCCGTCTACTGGGCTCACGACTTCAAAGACCCATTCAAGAACATCGGCTCGACCATCACCGCGAAAGAAGATTCGCGTGGGCTTCGGGTCAAGGTGCAGCTCGACCTCGATACCCAGAACGCAAAGCAGACGCTCAAACTCCTCAAAGAGGGGCGCGTCAACCAGATGAGCTTCGGGTACACGGTGCTCGAGGGCGCGTATGTGGAGTCAGAAGAACACGGCTACTACTACGAGATCCGCAAGGTGAAGCTGCACGAGGTGTCGGTGGTGCCTATTGGCGCGAACCAGGAGACCGAAGTGTTGGCCGCGAAGGGTGCGCCTGCTGGCGCTGCCGAGCTCATCGCTGAGGCCGTCGAGCAGTTCGCTCTCGCAAAGTCGGCGCTTATCAAGGCGATAAACGCTTCGGGCGTTGACATCAAACTTCCCGCAGATGCGGGAGAACCAGAGTCGGAATCTGACAGCGATCAGGAGCCCGAGCAGGTCAAGTCTGAGGAACCGGAAACGGTCAAGGATGAGGAACCTGTAGAGGTCAAGTCGCAGACGGCAGATGAAGCACTCGCATTCATTGCGCTCGCAGAAGCGGGTGTCCATTTCAATACTGAAAAGGAGGTTTCTCGTGACTGAGAAGCTTGTTAAGGAACGCGAAGCTGCCGCTGTGAAGGCGCGCGCTATCGCAGAGAAGGCGCAGGGCGAAGATCGTGCGCTGACCGCTGACGAAGTGAAGCAGGTCACTGAGTTCGTTGCTGAGATCAAGGAGTTTGACGCTCAGATCAAGGCGGCTATGGATACTCAGGCGCTGCTCGATTCGATCGGCTCAATGCCCGAGGTTGAGAAGAAGGAAGCTGACGGTAGCGACATTACGCTCGGTCAGCACTTCGTGAAGGGTGCGTTTGGTCAGCTTGGCCAGATGAAGGGCAAGCCGGGCCTCAACCTCGTGCTCCCTGAGTTTAAGGCTGCGACCGACACTCACCTGACGACCACGACCGGTGCAGGCATCCTCATTCCTGAGTATGACTACAACATCGTGCATCAGAAGCGTCAGCGCCCGTTCCTTGCGGACTGGCTCGGCTCGGGCACGATGTCGGGCAACACGCTCGTCTACTTCACTGAGCGCCCTGACTCGGCCATTGAGGGTGCGGTTGCTGCTGTTGCTGAGGGTGCTAAGAAGCCCCAGCTGCACATGCCCGCCTACGATCCGGTAACTGAGACGCTCAAGAAGATCGCTGGCTACATCAAGATCTCTGACGAGATGACTGAAGATGCCGCGTTCCTCGTCTCGGAGATCGAGGGGCGCCTGCTGTACCAGCTTCAGCTTGCGGAAGAGAACCAGCTGCTCAACGGTAATGGCACTGGCCAGAACGTGCGCGGCCTGCTCAACCGTACCGGTCTTCAGACTGAGACCGCTGCTGGTGACGCTGACGTGTTCGACGCGATCTACCGTGCGCTCACGAAGGTCGAGCTCGCGACGGATCTCGTGGCTGACGGTATCGCCATCAACCCGGCTGACTACCAGAAGCTGCGTCTGTCGAAGGACGGCAACGGTCAGTACATTGCTGGTGGCCCGTTCCAGGGTCAGTACGGCAACGGTGAGGTCATGGACAACCCTGCGATCTGGGGCAAGCGCACCATCGTCACCCCGGCGATTGCGGCGGGCACCATCCTCGTCGGTGCGGGCAAGCTCGGTGCGACCGTGTACCGCAAGGGTGGCCTTTCGCTTCAGGCCACGAACACCAACGAGGACGATTTTGTGAACAACAAGATCACCATTCTCGGCGAGGAGCGCATCGGACTTGCTGTGCGTCGTCCTTCGGCGTTCGTGAAGATCACCGTTACGGCCGGCCCGTAATGGCACTCGTAGTGGTCGAGGTGCAGATCAACGGCATGCCATTCACGATCCAAATGGATGAGAAGGAAGCGCGAGAGCGCGGCCTCGTGAAAGAACAGCCTGAGGCTGCACCGAAGAAGGCAAGCAAGAAATAGGGGTGATGGGCGTGACTATTCCACCGATCGTCGACGCAAGTACGCAGGTGAATCCGCAGTTCTGGTTGAACGCGGCTCACGGTGCTATCCGAAACTACTGCGGTTGGCATGTTGCGCCCATCATCACTGAAACGATCACGCTGGACGGCAGTGGCGGAAGGACTCTGCTGCTGCCGTCTAAGCGGATCGTCAACCTCCTCACTGTCACCTCGGATGGTGCTGACGTGACAGACAAGGTTTCCACCTCGAAGCGGGCGGGCATCATCGAGATTGATGGTGCTTGGTCTTGCAAACTCGGCGGCATTACCGTCGAACTCGAGCATGGCTACCTCGCCGATGAAGTTCCAGAGGTTGCTGGCCTGATTGTGACGCTCACGAAGCGCGCAAAGGATGCTGGCCGCACTGTCGCATCTCAGGGCGTTGGACCTGCGAACATTCGCTACATCACTGGATCTGATGGGGCCGCACCCGGTGTTCCCCTGTTCGCCCAGGAGAAGGAGACGCTCGACCCGTACCGCCTAAATTGGGGGCCGTAATGGGATGGCTCGAAGATCTCGGTCAGCCCGACATGACCTTCCCTGCGGGCGAGGCTGTGGTGCGTCTACGGCGCAAGGAGATCGAGGACCCATACTCCGGTGCGGTCACGTTGGGGGATTGGTCAGAACCTGACGAGGCGACTCTCGCGGGCGCGTTCGTCGCATCCTCCTCAACTTCGGAGAACGCGAGCGCCGCGAGAAGTGCGCTACTTGAAGAGAAAAGCCTCTACCTCGAAGATCCTGATGCTGATGTGCAGATGCAAGACCGCATACGAGCACAAGGGGTCACGTACACGATTGACGGCATCCCCTCGGCTGACACGAATCCTTGGACCGGTTGGCGTCCAGTGCGAGAGATCCCTTTGAAGAGGTGGGTGGGCTGATGGAGTTCCGAAACGGTTTCTTTGACGATTTGCTCACGTCAGCGCCCGTTCGAGGCTTGGTTGATGAAGCAACTGAACGGGTCGCGAACATCGCTCGTGCGAGTGCCCCCGTGGGTGCGACAAGCGATTACAAGGACGGCATTAAGACGTCCTCGAAGCTGCAGAAGCGTTATGTCGGACTCGTGCAAGCGACTGACCCGAAGTCGATGATCGTTGAGGCGAGAACAGGCAATCTTTCACGCGCGGTAAGGGGTGCGGGTCGTGGCCAGTGAACTCATTGACGCAGACGTGGAGTTGTTCCTCACGCGAGAGATTCGGTCGCGAGTAGCGGCTCTTGCTGGCGCGGAGTTTCCGGCGACTAAGGGCCATGTTTCGAACCGGCGCTGGGTGCCGCCTGCTGCAAACCCGAGCGCGACACCTCCAATATGGCAGGTCGTCGTGCGTGACGACGGCATCAACGACATTGATCTAAGTCTCGGTGACGCAGGCATCGGCATCGTCTGCCTTGCGGGCTCACAAGACAACCCAGGCCCAGCGATACGGCTCGCAAAGATCGTGAAGGCAATCATCAAAGCTACCCCTCGCGTCCAAGCCGGAAACCCTGTCGCGGCAGTGCTCGCCTTTAACGGACCTTACCCGGTCGAAGAAGACTCGGCCTATGAACAGCGATACATGACGTGCTCACTCGCAGTCGTATCATCCCCGCTCTAGAACAGATTGGAATGCGCCAATGACTGTAATTCTCACCCACCCGCAGGGTGCGCAACGCAAGGTCCCAGACGATCACGTCGATGCTTACCTCTCCTTGGGCTGGGAACGCGCAACAGCCCAACCGGATCCTGAACCGAGCCTTTCTTGG